TTGAGCTCCGTCGCGGTGTCTCGAATTGTCACCGATCCACCCACCTTGCCCCCGTGCCGAGTGATCCACTGCGGTATCCCCCGAACACCAAATCGGTTTGCGCCGACAAGCCATCCCGATGCGGTCAACCCCTGCTCTTTCAAAAGCGTTTTTTCTACAAACTGAATATTGGTGGTCCACGTTGGCAGCCTCGGGCGCCCCATGATCCGGCGGTTTCTGCCTCGCTTTGCTCTGTACCACGACAGAACGGCTTCCGGCGTTTTGTCGAGCGCTTGCTGGGTCGCGCGAGGGCCAAACAGTTGCTGAATGCGTGCCCAGCCCCCTGGGCGCAGCGCCGTCTGTTTGAAAGCCGATTTGATTGGCTGAAACGCCCGCGAAATGTCTTTGCGAATTGCGCGCTGCCCTTGCCTTTTGCCGTGCGCATAATCCACCCGGATGTTGCGCCCGGAGGTCACGGACGAAGTGCGCCCGCCCATTGGTGGGGTGACTGCAAAGCAAAACCGCAATGCGCCCTTGAAATTCTCAGTAACTTCATGCCGCATCCCTCGCCGCGAACTTGCAATCACGCGTTGCAACTCCGCGGTAAACCGTGCCTGTGCTGCGTTGAAATCCCACGAAATAGAGTCACTCATCGTCATCGTCCTCCAGTTGTTGCCGTGGCACAAACAGGTTTTCTAGCGGTTTTTCCTGTCGCCGGATAGTCCATGCCCCGTTTCCCCAGATTGCCGCGTGATACACCCGTAAAAGCAGCGCCAGCGGCGCGCGTCGTTGCAGGTAATCCAGTGTCCATCCTGTTTCGCGCGCCAGCACCAGGATGAATGACTCACCCCAGCCCGGCGCCACTAGTTTTTTGGTGTGTCCGTGCGCCCCCCGGGTTGCTGCATTACTTCGACGCGGCCAGACTCCACGGCTTCCGCCTGAGCCCTGCACCAGTCAGCGACGGGCTTTGCAAGTGCCAAAGGAAACCCACGCGTAAAATCTTTAATCTGATCTAATGCCGTCTTGTCAGAAATTGCCTGTTCCACCTCCTCGGGCTCCCGACTCTGTAACCATGCGCACGCAATCACTTGTTGCTGGTCGTTAAGTTTTGCCAGCTCCAGTTCCGTAATGGCAAGTTGCGTCGTGAAAGTCCACGGCCTGAGCTCGAGCGGGCCGATTGTGGTATTTTTCAGAAAAAAATGGTTCATATAAATCGAGCTGCAAATTCCTGTTTCAGCCATTCAGGGGAATCGGGGTAAACGATCCCAAAGGTTTTGCTGTCTTTGCGGGAAACGCCAACCGCGGCAGAGCGCGCAAAGCGTTTCAAGTCGCGCATGTTGTCTCGATAGCCGCGCATGAACGCGATGTCGGAGTTGGCGTTTGTCTTGCACCAGTCAAGGTTTTCAAACCGCTTGCGAAACTCGTCGAAGTCGATGTCCTCGCCGTCGAGATTTGCGACCACGTCGCAGTTGACGATCCACCGCACATGCGTTTTGCCGGTTTCGTCGACAAAGTGCTGAAACCCACCCTTCTCAACAAGCGCACCGCCGCTCGTAAGCCAAGCGGCGATGATGTCGGTGTTGAAGCTCTTGCCCGGTGCTTCGTTGTCCTCAAGTAATCGGAGGCGCATATGTTCAGATTCTAGCTTGCGTTTTTGTACACCGTGCCGGTCGCGGACCACCCACGGAAATCGTCATTTTTTGAATCAAGTGTCACGTTAGTCCAAAACCCCTTGCCGGAAATTCCAGTGACATTCGCCACTAGGCTTCCGGGGTCAAAAGGACATGTATCCCCTTTTCCTTTTACGCTCACAGTGTAAGCAGTGTCGTACGTTTTTGCTTCGGAAAAATTGCCTGTTGAGTCGATCAGTTGTTTGAACTCCCCTTTCATCTCAATGTCGACTGATTCGACAATCGCTCCCGATGCTTGAACCAAACTGACGCCGAAAGTTGCCATATTTATTCAAAAAGTGTGTAGGTTGCTTCAGACGTCGAAAAGTCGTCGTTTGTTTGCGAAACTTTTGAGCTGGTAAGTTTTGCAGCAGTGAACGCCCCCTCTGGCACCGCCAGCAAATTTGCTTCACCTTTAGTTTTCACGGTGGTTGTTGTAACACTTCGCGGCTTTGGTTGGACAACTACTGTTTGTCCATTTGGGTTCCGAATGGTTGCAAGCTCAACGACTGTTTCCAGTGTCGATTCCTGCAAATAGCCACTCGGTTCTGTGACACCAAAATCGATTGCTCCAAATGAAACGGGCATAAGTTTTTTAGGGTTTTGGGCCAAAGCCCACAATGTAAGGCATTGAGGTCCGCCAGTGGCGCTCCTCCCGCAAGTTGTCGGTGGATTGTGCGACAACGCCGTAGAGTTGCACAGCGTTGGAAACCAGTGCCAGTGCGCGCATTGCTGCGTCGACTTGCTTGGCAAAGTCGGCTTGCTGCGCTCGGGTAAAGTCGTCGGCCTGCGTGATGGCGTGCAGCGTCAGCGTTCCGCGTTGCAGCGGACTGCCCACTACCACGTCGGTTTGCAGTTCCATCAGCACGGCTTTTGCCGGGATTGGTTGGTCGTCCTGCGGTTCGCCGATGTACACCCCGGGAATCGCCAGCGAAAGTGCGGCCTGCACCGCAGCGGAAAACGCGCCGTCGATCATCGCGTCACGTCCTCCAGGTAAATCTTCCAGCTGATTGGATCCTCGTCCCAGCTGGTGATGCGGCGTTCCGTTCCGTTGACGCTGAGTTTTGCGCCCTTTACGGGATCCGGAAAGCCTGCCTTTGCTACGCGCACAAACCCCGCAAAGTGCTGCTCAAACCCACCCGCTGCCAACAGGTCCGACACCTTTTCCGACGCCACGCAATCCGCCGTGATGCCTGCATAAGTCACGCTGTCGGCTTGCATGTAGCCGAGAGCGGTGCCCATTGCAGCGGCGGTGATGTCGGTCCAGTCGGACATTAAAGCAGGGGCTCTTTTGCGCGGCGCACGGGCTTTGGTGCTTCAACCTCAACCACGGGGCTCGGTTTGATCGTGCGGAACAAATCCGCGCGCGGGTTAATCACCAGTTCGATTTTGCCCGGCGCGTTGTGCGTTTTGTAAAACCGGCGCGCGTCCTCTGGGTTTGTCGAGGTGTAAATGACGCGCGGGCCGCACCCAGCGTCTTCCAGAACAAGTGAAACTTTCATCGGATACTCGGATGAAGCAAAGGCTCCCCCCTAGGTCAGGAGGGAGCCCCAGCTGGGTTAAACTAGGCGGTGATGACGCGCACGCCCATCGAGGTCCCTACGCTCACGCCCCAGATGCAGGAAACGTTGATGCAGGTCTTGCCCAAGGCGCGGTCGTAGAACATACGGAAGGTGATCGGCAGCCCGAGGTCGGGCACAACCACTTCGGCGATCTGAATGGAGTCCTGCAACGCAGCCTCGGGGTTGACGCGGCGCGCGGCCATAATCAGCGCGGAGCTGTGGCAAGCAAAGGCGCCCAAGTTCTGCGAGTTGTTGTCGCAGAGGTCAGACTGGTAAACGTCCATCCCAGACACCCGCGGCACAATGCCATCGGCCTTGTCCGGCGTGATGCCGGGAATTTCCGCGCTGTTCAGCGTCTTCAGCAACGCGCCGTAAAAGTCGGGGTTGCAGATGAAGCTACGGCCAATTTTGGGGGCCTTCAGGGTGCCGGTCAGCACCACGCCGAGGTCGATCAAATCAGAGCGGTCAAAGTTGGCCGCGGTCGAGGTGATCGAGTTGGTGAAGTTGCTGCTCGTCACCAGATTCCAAAGCTGCCCGAACATGTCAGCGCCCAGAGCCTGGAGCATCGGGGCCAAAAACAGACGCTCGAAATTGATCGAGGACTGCAACACTTCGATGTCGGTGAAACCGAGCGTCACGCCACGATGTTGGTCGAGCGTGATGGTTTTTGCAGTCGTGTCACCAGCGACGGGCACGTAACCAGTGCTCGCGATGTTGACCACGGACGGGACCGTCGCAAAACGCGTCGTCACGGAACTGCCAGCGGACGCAATGTCCGTGGAAAAGTCCGTCGTGATGCCCCGGAGCGGGGCAAAAGCGTTGGTTAGATAAGGGAGGCTGAGTTGGCTCAGCTGTGCAAGGAAAACGCCATTGAGGGCCATAATTTTTTAGTGTGTAAGGGTTAGAGCTGCATTGCTTTCTTGTTCGCGGCGTAGAAAGCATTCCTTTCCACGAGACCGAGAGTCAGATAGTGCGCCCAAAGTTCGTCTTTGGACTTCGGCGCGGAAACTTGTTCCGGCTGGATCGCCACGGGAGCGACACCCAGATTTGCCACGATGGCGTTTGCCTTTGCCGCGGCGTCAGCCTCGGCGGCTTTGACGGCGTCGAGCGCTTTGGCGAGCTCGAGCTTTTCAGCCTGCGCAACGTCCAGAGCGGCAGAGAGGTCTGCGGCCTTGGTTTTGAGCGCGTCGAATTGAGCGACCATCGCGGAGTGCTCCGCGGTGAGTGCGTTAAGCGCGGCCAAATCCGCCTGCGCGGCAGATAGCGCGGCCAGCGCATCGGTGAGGGTTGCAGGAGACTCCATACACCCCTGCAACTGCGGACAAGGAAAAGCCCGCTCCAGTTCCTAAAAACCAGAGCGGGCCGATGAACCCAATGAACAAATGAACGGTCACACCATACCAAGGAGCGCTTGGTATGCAAGGTCCTCCGCACCTATTCCGTCGATCAAATTTGCGGACTTTGCACGCGGGGCCAAGTAAGCGGCGCCAGTCATGAACTCGTCTGCCACGCGACGGTTGCGAATCACGTTATCGCGGAACTGCGCGAAGCTGTCGTCCACAAGTTGTTGCAGGCTGGCGCGCTGCGCCGGTGTCAAAGAAGGCCCCATCCCGGCGCCTTTGAGGGGGCCAGACGTAATCGGGTCCCACTTCAGCCCTTGTTCTTCGTACGCTGCGGACTGATCGAGCCAGGGGATGATCGTGCCGATGCTGCCCCACGTTGAGCCGATGGATCCAAAAATTTTGTCGCAGGAGACCGCGATGTTGTACGCCGCGGAGCACGCGGTGTCATCAGAGTAAGCCACGATCGGCACTTGCAGCGATTGAATGAGGTCGACCACTTCCGAGCAGCCGGTGCAGTTGCCGCCAGGGCTGTTGATCTCCAGCAAAATGCCGCGGACGTTGGCCTCGATGGCGTCCTCAAGGTCCTCGGTCACCCATTCGTAATCCCACGCGCCGCAGCAGGCTTCGATGGCAGAAATGCCTTTTGCCAGCGTCCCCTCGATGCAGATGTGAGCAATTCCCTGCCCGTCGATCTCCATCGGTTCGCGCTGAGACTTCATTCCCATCGGCATTTCGTAGTCATCGCCGTTCGCGCGGACAATTCGCCCTTCCACCAGTTGCCGCACGGCAGCGTAGCCCCCGGGGGTAATGAGCCAAGGGCGGTAGAAAACTTGCTCGATGATGCGTTGAAATTTCATTCGGTCGGTACGGATGTGACGGGGGTGCCGTTCGGTGTGAGCAGTCCAAACACGTCGCGCGTGAGCCCTGAGCGCTCCACGCGCTTCTTGATTTCCAGTTCCTCGCGCTCCACTTCGTCGAGGTGTTCCTCAAGGGTTTTGGATCCGGATGCCAGAATGTCAGTCATGCTGCGCATCCCGGCGCGGTAGGCTTCAATGGCGTCGCGGCTGGCGTACCCACTGTCTGCGGTCAACCGCGCGGGTTCGGTGAATCGGAACTGGTACGCGCCGCCGCGGTCGCGGTCCTCGCCGGTGTACTGCGGCAGGATCCCCATCTCCACGAACTTCGCCACGGCGTAGGCACACCGGCGTTTGCAGAATGCCGCCAGATAGGCGTGCCGCTCGGACGTGATGCGGTTCACCTGTTCCAGCACAATGCGGGCGGAAGCCCCGCCTAGCTTGCTCATGTCCCATCCAAACTCCGGCGGCCATTGAGCGGCAAGCAGCGCGTTGCGAATCAGGCGTTCCTGTAGCCGGTCCTGTGCCTCGGTCGGGATTTTGGCGTCGATCTGGTTGATGCTTTCACCGGCGCCCGCCGTCAGGTACTCAATCCTGCCGCCAGCCATCGGCGTGATGCGCAGCCCAGGGGGGCATTGCGGGATCGCGGTTTCGCTGATTGCTTGGTACGCGTCAGACGGGTCCGCCATGCCTTGCTGGTTCGTCACCAGCAGCCCAATTTTGGCAGCCATGCGGGACGCGGACTGAATGTCGTCGCCGAGGTCCTTGAGTGAAATGAGGTCGCGGATTGCGGGAGCAAATGCCGAAATCCCGCGGACCTGATCCACTTCGCGCGGATCCATGGTCAGCATGCACGATTGCACCGGGATGTCCCTGTCCTCGCTGCCGTCTTGGTTTTCACCGAGCACGCGGTAGGCCACCGCACGGTTGGTCTTGGAAAGAATGACGCCGTTGTAAATCCGAAGCCCGCGGTAGCGTCCCTCGGTCAAAATGCCATCATCCCCCCGGGATCCAATCTGGTGCCACGGCACTTGCTGTAACTGCGGGTAGCCGGTTTGCGCCGTGGTCAGGATCGTTAGCAGGTCGCCTTCGCGGTCGATGGCGGTTGACTCGAGCCGCAGCCCCTCCCACCAGCTTTTGCCGTCGATGTACGCAATCTGAAACCAGTCGAGGAGCACTGCCTCGGCTTTTTTTCCCCATTCCTTGTCGGCGCCAACAAAGATCGGTCGCATTGCCATCCCTACGGACAGCATGGATTTCTGGTCGATCGCGGCGTTGACGAGCCCGTTGTTCCAGTAAAGTTTTCTCGCCGCACTGTTCACCGTGCGCCATTCGCCCACGGTCAACTCGCGGCTGATGCTTTGCGTGTGATTCCTCCACCACGGTTCCCCCCAGACTCCCCCCTCCACGAGGCGCTGGCGGCGGTACGCGTCCCAAGCGGCCTGTGGTTTTGGTGTTCCAAAGCCCGCCAGTTTTTTCAGTCGGTCGAGAAAACTCATACGAAGTAAGCCTGCGTGCGCCGCAGCGGGGTATTGATGCCCGCGGCTTTGTAATTGAGAGCCATCTGAGCGAGCATCATCACGTCGAGCGGCGAAAGCGTCCCCCCCACGTTGAACTGAAACGCCGCCCCGTCAATCGAGCTGGAAACCAGCGAACTCTTGCCCGAGCTGACCAAATCAAATTTCTGGGCCACGATGGCGCGCAACTCGGCGACGTCCCGAGTGAGGAAAACTTGCAGGAGGAGCTTTTGATCGGGAGCCATCTACTTGACGGCTTTGGGACAAGGGAAACCCCGGACATCCCACTCGGGAGCCGGGGCCGGTAATCCACTCACCGCACCATCGTACTCTGTTGATGGTTGAGCCGCCACGCTACTCCGCGGGCGCCGGTTCGTCAACCTCGGGTGCGGATGAAATCATGTCCGGCAGGATTCCCAGAATTTGCGCCGTCAACACGTTCATGGCTTCAGCGTCCCAAAGGTGGTTCGGGCGCCCTGTTGCCGTCCACCGTAGCCGCGTTTTTTTGGTCCGCTTGTCGACCGTTGCCCGCTTGCGCTCGGAGTTGAGGTGCCGCACGTACTCCGGCGGGGCATCCTGGGGAAACTCCCACACCGGCGAACCCGTGTTGCGCAGGTTGGCGAGAATGTCTTTGACGGGATCCGACGCCCAGTAAAAGAAAGTCACAAACGCCCGTTTTCCGGCAGCGTCGCGAGTGGTTGGGGCCACCACCCGATCCGGGGCGGAGTAGTAGCGGCGGATCGGTTTGCCGTCAGGCCCGCGAACCGTGAAACTGTCTTCAGCGCGTCCCACGAGTGCAGTCCACCCAAACTTAGCGCAGGTATCATAAACTCGCCCGTGAAACGAGTTGCCAGCGTCCAGCAGCGTTCGCTTGTCGGGTACTTTCAGCCGCGTTTGGATTTCCCGAATTTGCTCCACCGTTAGAATCTTGCCCGCCCAGAGTAGGCGAGAGTGCCCGTTTTTCAGCCAGACGCGCACCACGCCCCAGTAGTGGTCTTGCTGGCAGTCCACGGTAAACACCCGGGCGGCCTCGTCGGGCATTGGGCGCCCGTCCTGCCACTCGTTCACCCAGTACTCGCTGGCTTCAAGCTCGAGCGCCGGGAGTTCCTCCTCAAGTTTCCATGGCTCTGCCAAGCGCTGCATGCGAAAGTCCTTGGTCGGCTGCAAAACCCCGAGGTGTCGAGCGTCGGACGCTTGGCACCATTGAATCACGAGGTCCGCCCACCGGATCCAGTAGACCGACTGTGCCGACACCCGCCGGGAGCGGTAGCCCTCCACGTGGTCATTGCCTTCGCTGCGCCATTCGCTGCGCTGGGTCAACCCGCGACGCGCCGCGGTGGTGTCTGGCGTCACGTGGCCGCAGTGCGGGCACTCATGCCGGACGGTTTTGACAAGTGCACCCCAGTTCCATTCGCCCGTCTCGCCCTTGCACTCGTCATATTTGATGTCAACCCACGCCGGTTTGACCCACTCGTCGCACCCTGGGCACCGATGGCACCACTGAAACTCTTCGCCCGAACGCCACTCCTCGGTCAGCTGGTGAGGTTCCTCAAAACTCTGGCTTGTTAGCAGCGCGTAACCGTTCCATCGGTCGTGCAACCGCTTTTTAAACTGGGTTATCAAATCCGAGTATTGCCAACACTCATCCAAAAAAAGCACCTGCACGGACTTTTCCTGCGCGTTGCTGGTGTTCGCCCCGCCAAGCATCAGCGGCATGTGCGGAAAGTAAATCCCGTCTTTTTTGACGTGGTGCCGGTTGCTTGGCATGAGCCCCCGCAGTGGTTCGCACGCCCCGAGCACCGGCTTCAGCCGTGTCTCCATCCATTCCGCAGAGGTCGCATCGGTCTGCGTGATGGAAAGCATCGGCCCAGGCTGTTGAGCCACTGCCCAGCACACGAGCGCCTCCAGCGCGGTTGATTTCCCGGCGCCCGTGCACGCTTGAACGAAGGTCTGCCGGCACGCCGGATCCACGAAGTCGTGGAACACCGCGTTCCACCACGGCGCTGTGTGCCGGTCGAAATGCGTGGAGCGGGATGAGTGCGGGAAGCGGACGTGCTGTTCGAGCCAGTCCAGCGGGTCACCGGTGTAAGCCAGCCGGACGGCCCTCGCCGCTGCGTTAAGCCGATGCTGCGTTATGCTCGAAGCTGGCGCGTGCATTAAGTTTTAAAAGTTCCAGTCGGCTGCGGAGCTTCGGTTGGATTTCGGTTTCAGTCAGCCCGGCGAGTTGTCCCGGCAGGTCGTTCACCAGCGCGTCAAGCTCCGCGCACCACGTTGCCACCACGCGAATCGTTTCTTCCACCACTTGTTCCACCGGCACCAACCGCCGTTCGTCCTCAGCAATTTTGATGTCCAACCGCCGCACCTCGCGTTCGAGCTTCTGCTTTTTGACGCCGTTGATATCGCTCGGCGTTGCCTGCTGGGCTTTGGAGTCGCGCCACTTTTGAATCCCCTCAATCGTCGTCCACGGCAGCCCAGCCTTTGCCATTGCGCGCTTCCACCGCAGCGCGCCGGGTCGACTAATCCCAAAGTGTGCAGCAACCACCTCCAATGTCAGGTCCGGTAACGTGCCTGCCTCATAAGCGGCCACCATCGCCTGTTCAGCACGGCTGATGGTTTTGCCTGCTTTGAGCTTCGCCAGGATGTTTTGTACCTGAGCTTTTGAAACCTGTTCGGTAAGACTCATTCTAGAAATTCAACTGGATTGAGAACTCTGAGCCCCCTCGCTTCACCTCCCTAATGAATCCCGGGTAAAGTTTGATCAGCTTGCGAATGCACTCTGCTTCCATTTTTTGCGTTCGATAGTTTTTGCACCCGCCGTCGTCTTTCCAGTGTGAGTTTTCCCAATACACATTTCGTGCGCAAAGAATGCCGCCCCTGTCCTTAATGTGTCGCAGGCAAATTTCGTAATCTTCCTTTACTGTGAAAGTTTCATCGAAATAGTAAGTCCCATCATTCACAATCCCCATACAGGATGCTGTCACATAAGAGCGTGTCAAAATTGGTTTGTATGGGTAAACCGCGCGTGGTTCCGAGGATGTTGCCACGCCCCAGATTTTGAAATCCATTTGCTCGGTTACATCAAACAGCCGCTCGAATGTTTTCAGCCATTCCGATTCTGTCAGCTTAAAGTGTTTGCACTTTTCTTTGTAGAGCTTTACCCAGCCCTGCATTTTTACGTCGTCATCGACAAAGACAACCCACTTTGAATCTTGGCTTTTAAGAATCCAGTTGCGAGTTGCTGTAATTCCCTTCACATCGTTTGGCACGCCCACAATCTTTTCGTGCGTCCCTCGGTACTGATGCATTTCAGACTCCGGAACAAACAGCGTCGCCGATTTCAGCACCCCAGTGCTAGGGGTGTTTCCCGCCCGCCCCTTACTTGGAATTGCTAGCAGCATTTTTTACCCTTTCAAAGCTGAGCACCCGTTCCGTTCCAACCGCATCAAAAGCCGACCCTTTTTTGTAGCCGCCCCGCCGGACTTTTTTCAGTTCAAAAAACTGCACCATTTCATCCCACTGCGTTTCGTCCTTCGCGAAAATCAAAACGTACTCTTTTTCCGGGGTGAGTTGCACCGATTGTTCATGAAGGACCTCTTCGTTGAGCTTCTCCTCTTCCTTTTCCAGGTCGAGCAGCTCCTCGTACTCCAACAAGCTAA